GTGCTGTGCGGCCGGCCGATCATGACGGGCAACGAGGGCCGCGCCCGCTTGAACCTGCCGTCGATCAAGGACGACCCGACGATGGACGAAGTCGTGTTCTCGCTGAACACGGCCTCGCCGAGTGACGCGACTCGCGGCCCCAGCAAGAACGGCAACGCGAACATGCCGCCGCCGGCGCAGCCCGACGATGCCCCGCCGGCGGAACCGGATAGTGGCTCGGAGGCGCGGCTCCGCCTGGTAGGAGGATCGGTATGACCAAGACCACGGCACACGCCTGTGATCGCGTGCTCAGCACGGCGATGCAGCCGTGGGCGATTGACAAGGGGATGCTGCCGATCATCGCCTCGATCCTCGCCCACCGGCTCGTCAGCGATACGCCGATCGACGCGGTCGCGTTCGAGAAGCACGCGCCGCCGCCGACCGCGCCGAAAGGCGTGGCGGTCATTCCCGTCTACGGCACGATCGCGCCGCGCATGAACCTTCTGAGCGACATCAGCGGCGGCGCGACGTTCGAGGGGCTCACCAACGCGCTGAACGACGCCGTGGCCGCCAAAGACATCGGCACGATCCTGTTCGACATCGACTCGCCCGGCGGCTCGGTGCTGGGCGCGACCGAGTTCGCGGCGGCCGTGCGCGCGGCGCGCGAGCAGAAACATCTCATCGCGCATGCGAACTATCAGATGGCGTCGGCGGCCTACTGGCCCTTCGCGGCCGCGCATGAGATCGTCGGGGCGCCGTCGTCCGTCGTCGGCTCGATCGGCGTCTACAGCATCCACGAGGATCTGTCGAAGGCGCTCGAGCAGCTCGGCGTGAAGCTGACCTACATCTCGGCCGGCAAGTACAAGGTCGACGGGAACCACAACGAGCCCCTGAGTGAGAGTGCGCTCGCGCACATGCAAGGGATCGTCAACAGTTTCTACGGCCGCTTCGTCGCGGATGTCGCCAAAGGGCGCGGCGTCTCGCTCGACGCGGTGCGCAACGGCTACGGCGAGGGCCGCGGCCTGACCTCCAGCGACGCGCTCGACGCCCACTTGATCGATCGCGTTGCGACCTTCGAGGACACTCTGGCGGGCGTGCTCCCGAGCAGCACGCCCGTGTTTGCGACCGCTGACGCGAACCCGCCTGCGCCGGCGCCGGAGGCGACGACCTCCGCGCGGCTGGCCCAGGCGCGAGCTGCGCAACGCTCGCTGCTGACGCTCGGATTCTGACCGACCACCAGGAGCGTAGCCATGTTGAACATCGCGCAGTTGGAACGCGACGTCGAGGCGAAAAAGAAAGAGGGCCTCGCGTTGCTCGAGCGGACGATGACGACCGCCGAGACGGAGAACCGTGTCATGACGGCCGAGGAAACGGCAGCCATCCAGACGATCAGCGCCGCCGGTCTGGAACTGCAGAACAAGATCGCGAGCCTCAAGGGCGGCGATGCGATGCGGAAGCAGCTCGAAGCCCTCACGGGCGGAGCTGGAAACGGGAACGGCCCCGCGCGGGTGCTGCCCTTCAAGAGCCTCGGGCAGCAGTTCGTCGAGGCGGAGGGCATGACCGAGTTCTTCAAGGACCAGAAGCACCGCACGTCGGCCGTGTGGCGCTCGCCCAGCGTCGAAGTGTTCGATACCGGCCGCGGCGGGCTGCACGCCACGACGCTGACCGAAGATCCGGCGAGCGGCGGCCAGCTGGTCGTGCCGCAGTACCTCCCCGGCATCCTGCCGGTGCTGACGCGCCCGCTCTTGATCGCCGATCTGCTGGCGTCGGGCACGACCGTCTCGAATCTCCTCACCTACATGAAGGAAACGGCGTTCGTCAACGCCGCGGGGAGCGTGCTCGAGGGCGCGGCCAAGCCGGAATCGGCGCTGACGTTCGTGGCGACGAGCGATCCGGTGCGCAAGCTCGCGACCTTCATGCCGGTGTCGGAGGAAATGCTCGAAGACGTGCCCGCGATCCGCAGCTACATCGACTCGCGCCTCGTGCTGTTCGTGCAGATCGTCGAGGAGAACCAGCTGCTCAACGGCTCCGGCGTCGCGCCCGACATCCTCGGGATCACGAAGCGGGCGGGCCTCGCGCCGGCGTTCGACATCACCGCGGCGCCGGGCGTGAGCAACGCGGAAGGCGTGTTCATCCAGGCGCAGAAGATCTACTGGTCGTCGTTCCTGATGCCGACCGGGATCATCATGAACCCGGGCAACTGGGCCGTGACCGCCCTCTTGAAGACGACGACCGGCGAGTACCTCGGCGGGGGCCCGTTCGTGCAGGCCACGCCGCCGCAGTTGTGGGGGCTGCCCATCGCGGTGACGCCCGCGCAGGCGGCGGGGACGTGCTGGATCGGCGCCTTCAACCAGGCCTGTCAGATCTTCCGGCGCGGCGGGTTCCGGGTCGAGGCGTCCAACTCGCACCAGGACTTCTTCGTGAAGAACCTCGTCGCGATCCGCGCCGAGGAACGGCTCGCGCTGTGCGTCTATCGGCCCGGCGCGATCGGCTCGGTCATCAACATGACCGGCACGCCGATCCCGCTCGGTGAGGAGACGCCGGCCGCGCCGACCGAGGGGGCGAACCATCCCCCGGCGGGTAAACCCGGCAAACCCGGCCAGCAGCACGCGGCGTAATCGTGTTCGATTACTGCCATCTGTGGGGCTCGCCGGGCCCGTGTCCGGTGGACGACGCGCCGCATACGACGTGTACGTCCCCGGACTATGACCCGCGGGCCCCGATTCGGGTGCCGATCTTCCAAGGGCAGTCCGTCGCGATGCGCCTGGACGGCACGCTCCCGCCGCCGTTTCGGGCGGGCGAGTTCACCCAGGCGACCTACCGGCGCGCGAGACGCTGATGCCGATCTGGATGCTCTACACGTATGGCAGTCAGGTCACGGCACCGCCGTCCTCGGGTCAAGTGCGGTTCAACGCCGCTACGCCGATGGCCGCGACGCTCGTGTGGGTCGCCTATCTCACCAACGACGGCATCGACGCCTTCTATCCCCTGACGACCATTCCGCTGGACGCGCAGCTGTTCATTCAGGACAAAAACGATCACACGCAAGCGGTGACGTTCACGGTCGTGGGCCCGCCGATCGACCGCGGCGCCTACGTCGAAATCCCGGTCAACGGGGATTCCGCGGCGGGCGCGGTGAAAAACAACCAAACGATCGTGCTGGTGGTGCGGAGCCCGGCGGTTGAAGAGCCACCGGACACGGGAACGCCGCCCGACGAGGAGCTGCCGCCGGAGGAGCTGCCGCCGCCGGTGACGGGCGAGCCGCCGGTGGGCGGCGGCCCGTTCCTCGTGCCGCCGTGGGCGGCGCCGCGGGCGTGTTATCGGGTACTCGTCACGCCGCCGGCGGAGGAACCGCTGACGGTCGAGGACGCCAAGCTGCTGGCCGCGATGTCCTGGCCGGTGACGACGCCGCCCGACCCGCGCGACGCGATGATCGCGGACTTCATCCGGGCCGCGCGCACCAAAGTTGAGCAGGACACGGGCCTCGCGCTGATCACCCAGGTGCACGACATCTATATCCTCGACACGGTCGAGCATATCCCGCTGCCGTCGCAGTGCACGCCCACGCAGACCATCGTCGATGTGTCACCGGTGCCGGCGCCGACGTGGGGCGGCCCGCCGACCTGGGGGTTCTGGGGCGGTGTTTGGTGCATCCCGCCGCCGTTTGCGGTGGCCGGCACGGTGCTGCGCGTCACGGCCGGCTGGGCCGACGCGGCGACGCTGCGCGCGCAGGCGCCCCTGCTCTACCACGCGGTCGGCCTGCTGGCCGCGCACTACGCGACGCTCGGCCGTGACCTGGCGATCACCGGCGCGGTCGCGTCGGTGAACGTCGTCCCCGAAGGCTACGAGGACACGATCGCTCCGCATAAGCTGGTCTGGGTGGCGTGAGATGGTCGAACGCCTCTCGCCGCTCGCCTTCAACCGCATCGCCGAGCTCGATCACTTTGTGCGGATCATGGAGCCCACCGGCACGCTCGACGCCTTCGGCGGCTTCATCGAGGGGCCGCCGCGCCTGGTGGCCCAGGTGTGGGCCGCGATCGAACCTACGATCCTCTCGCGGCTCGTCAAGGAGACGCTGAGCGGGGGCGCCATCGCGAACTCGGAGAGCTACCACGTGACGATGTGGTACCTGCCGGGCGTGACCGTCTCGCAGTACCTCGAGTTCGATGACACGGCCTATCCGCCGCCGCCGCTCGGGTTCCCGACGTTTGTCACGCGGCGGCTCGACATCACCGAGATCCGGCAGGTGAAGCAGGCCAATCGCTATTACGAGATGCTGTGCAAAGAGCGCGTGCCGCCGCCGCCGCAGCCGTGGACGCAGGCCGAGTGGATGCAGGAAGGCTGGGCGATATGACCGATGTGCTGATCACGCCGGCGTTCGTGTCCACGAAGTCGGACGACCCCTCGAAACCCGACCTGCTGGGCCCGTCCGAGTGGAACGCGCCGCGGCTCCTGGGCGGCGGGAATCCGGGCGACCTGGTGACGCGCGATCCGAATGCGAGCACGGGCGCGTCGTGGGCGCCGCCGTTCGTCGTGCGGCCCGATGGCAGCGTGCCCTTCACCGCCAATCAATCGATGGGCGGCCACAACCTGATCACCCTCACCGATCCGGTGAACCCGCAGGACGCGGCCACGAAGAACTACGTCGACGCGCAGACGGCCGCGCACGATTCGGGGTTCCGCAAGCTGACGTACGTCGGGCAGCGGATCGGCTTTCCGGTCGGCGCGCAAGACCAAATCACGCCGTGGCACTACGTGATTCCCGCGAACACGTTCGTCAGCGATGGACAAGTGATCGAGTTTTTCGCCTGCGGCAGTTGGGGGACGCAACTCGGCCAACGGCAGGTCTATATGCAGATCAATCCGGCCGATCAACCCGGCCTGAACGGGGGATGGGTCACGATCAATGCCAGTTTGTATAGCGGCGGGCCGGGCGGGTGGGCCTTGGACACGCGCCTGCTCCGGTCGGGGCCGAGTGAACTGGTCTGCTGCGGCCTCCAATACGGCGATCCGACGGGAGAACCCCCGCTGAAGATTCTGGACCGCCAGGCCCTCGATCTCACGCGCACGATCACGATCGAAATCGACTTAATCATGGCGCAGCCGAGCGACGGCTCGTTCGGGATCGAGAGTCTGTACGCGAGCCTGCTATGACGGCCGTCCCCGCCCTCTCCGCCGTGCCGCGCGTCCTGGCGACCGTGCGCGCGCTGCTGCTCGCCGATGCGACGCTGACCGCGCGCCTCGCGACGGCGCCGTCGAGCGTGGGCGGCGGGCCCGCGATCTACAACGAGGGCTACGTGCCGCCCGAGGCGCGCACCGACTATCTGACGATCGGGGCCTTCACGGAAATCGCGGACGTCACGATGGGCAATGGCGCGCGCTGGGGCAGCAACCTGACGATGCAGATCAAGTTGACGACGCAGAGCCGGGATATCGGGTTTTCCCTCGGCACCGTCGACCGCCTGATCGCGCTGCTGCACGGCGTTCCGCTGACGGTACCCGACTACGCGGCCGGCTCGAGTCAGCTGGACCAGAACGTTCCGGCGGTCCAGGAGCTCGTCTCGGGCCAGCAGTACACGCACTATCCGACGATTTTCCGGGTGCGGGTGCATCAGCCGTCATGAATCCGCTCCTGCTCGCGCTGCTGGCGCTGCGGGCGCAGCTCGACGCGACGATCGCGCTCGTGGAACGGACGGTCCGGCCGGAACCGGGACCGGAACCGGAGTCGCCCGCCTGTCCGCATCCACCGACGCGGCAGTCGGCCTTTGGGACGCCGGACGCGCCGATGCTGATCTGCCTCGACTGCGGGTTCAAACGCGCGGATGTGGTGCAGGCATGAGGCCCGCCACCGTGCACGCCGTCGCGCAGCTGGTGCGCCACTCGCGCGGCCTGGTGACGACGATCGAGAAATGGGTCGCCGCGACGCCGCCCGAGGCGCTGCGCGAGGAAATCGACGAGGTGCTCTGGGTCGCGCGTGGTGCGCTGGCCGCGATGATTACGACGATTGAGGTGCCCCGACCGCCGGCCGCGCCGCCTCAGCCCGTCCCGATGTCCGCCGATCGGCCCGCCGCTGCTGCGGCCGCCCGACCTTCACCCGTGCGTGCAGGAGAGGGCCATGTCATATCCATCGATTAACGCGTTCTTCAAACTCGATGACGGCGCCGCGACGCCGGTTCCGACCGACATCAGCAACTTTCTCGATGCGATCACGCCGTCGAGTCAGACCGATGAACTCGACGGGACGACCTTTCAGCCGGGCGTCGCCTCGCCGGTCAAAGACATCATCGCGGGCTTCCACAATCTGGGGATCTCGCTCGGGGTGAAGTGGACGCCGGCCGCGGAGACGTTTTTCTCCGGCATCGAAAACAAAGCCGGCCTGAACTATCTCTACGGCCCGCTCGGCAGCGAGGTCGGCATGACGGCCATCGCCGGCTTGTGTAACTGCCTGAGCTGGACCGGGCCGATCTCGACGGTGGCCGGCATCATCACGGGCACGTGCGAACTCCGCGCGACCACGCGCCAGATCGGCACGTTCTCCGCGACGGGCACCTTCACGCCGGCGCCCTGAGCGCGTGTGATGACGTGTGCGTACGCGTGCGTACGTATGCGGACGACCAACTCCGGCCCGGCGCGTCCGGGCCGCACTTGGAAAGGACAGATCGATGGTGCAAATCGAGTTTGATCGCAGCCGCTCGCTCATGTTTGACCTGGCGGCCATTCGGGATCTCGAGCAGCAGATGGACGGCCAGCCGCTCGGGCGGATCGTCAACCAACTCGCCAACCTGGGCGTCAACGCGCTGGTGCTCTGCCTCTGGGCGGGCCTCAAGCACGAAGATCGTACGTTGACGCCCGCCGGCGTCACCAAACGCCTCGAAACCTACCTGAAAAAGGGCGGCAAGCTGCGCCCGCTCGCCGACGGGCTGAACAGTGCGCTCGAGGAGTGCGGCTTGTTCAGCGGCAATAGTGACGGCGACGAGGGCAAAGACGACGAGGGAAACCCTTCGACGGAACGTCCGGGGAGCTGACATGGACGTTCCGGTCGTGGTTGACGTGGGCGGAAGCCTTCGGCCTCGGCGAGCTGCAGCTCCGGCCCGCCGACTTCTGGACGCTGACGCCGCACGAGTTTCGCGTGCTGCGCGACGGGTTCTTCCGCCGCGAGGATCGCGCGTGGGAGAAAATCGCCACGCTCGGCCTGTGGGTCATCGCGCCCTATACGAAACAGAAGCTCAGCGTCGCGCAGATGCTCGGACGCCCGCTGGTCACGTCGCCGCGGCGGCCCGACACGCTGCCCGACGACACCGCGGCGCTCGAGGCGGAAAAGGCGCGGGTGCTCGCGCGCGCGCTCGCCTGGGCGCGAGGAGGCGAGTGACATGGGCGGCATGAACATCACCGCCAGCGTCGCGGGCCTCGACCAGGTCGGGACCGAGCTCCAGCAGATCGGGGACGGCATCACCGCGGGCGCCGGGTCGGCCGTCGAGGGCGCGTGCCGGCGGATCACCGCGCGGGCGCAGGCCTATGTGCCCGTGCTGACGGGCGCGCTGCGCGGCTCGATCGACTATGCGATGCGCGGGCCCACGCTCGGCGTCGTCGGCGTCGGGCCGCCCGGCGATGCGTACTGGTTCTACCTCGAATATGGGACGCGCTACGTGGCCGCGATCCCCTTCTTCCGGGCCGCCGCGGAACCCGAGGCCGCCGCGTTCGACGTCGAGATGGTGCGCATCGTCGAGCGGGCCTGCGCCGGCGCCCAAAGCGATCAAGGGACGGAGGGCGAGGGCGGCGGCGAGGGCGAGAGTGCACCGCCGGAGCCCGAGATCCCGATTCCCGAGTAGCACGACATGGCGCTCACCACCATCACCGTTCGCGTCGCCGCCGCCACGCAAAGTTTCTCGGACGATATGTCCGCGGCCTTCTCGGGGGCGACGGTCAAAGTCGAAACGTTCGAGAAGGACTTCCAGGAGTCCGCCGATCGGATGAACGCGACGGCGGTGTTTCTCGGCAACGTGTTCAGCAATCTCGCCAGCACGATCGGGCACGCCTTCGAGTCGTTGCTCGGCGCCCTGAAAGGCTTCGGCGAGGAGGCCGTGAGCACCTCGGCGAAATACAACACCGCGCTGCTCGCCCTGATCAACACGACCCGAGCGTTTGGGCAGTCGAGCACCGACGCGATTGCGGCGGCCCAAGGCCTGTCGAGCAAGGGCCTGCTGCCGATCGGGGACGCGGCGCGCGGGCTGCGCAACCTGCTCGTGACCGGCTTCGGCCTGAAGGAAGCCACCGACATCATGAACGTGTTCCAGGACACGGCCGTGAACGCGCGCAAATCGACCTACGACTTCAACGACGCGGTTGTGGCCGGCACCGAAGGCCTTCGCACCGGGCAAGCGCGGCTCGTGACCGCGACCGGCGTGACGAAAAACTTCGGCGTCGAGCTGAAGCAGGCCGGCCTGACGATGCAGGACCTCACGATTGCGTCGAAGGCCTCGGCCGCGCAGCAGGCCATCTACACCGGCATCATGCGCGAGGGCGCGGCGGCCGCCGGCGACGCGGCGCGCGCGCACAACACCTATTCGGGCGCGATGATCGCCCTCAACGCCTCGTATAAGTCGGCCCTCGCGCAGGTGGGCGATTTCATCACCCGCAACCAGTCGATCGTGATCGTGCTGCGGGCGGTCGGCGATATGCTGCGCCAGAACACCGACAACCTGCAGAACAACAAGAAGGCCTACGACCTCGTCTCCGAGTCGCTCATCCTCGCCGCCAAGAGCCTCTCGTTGCTGCTCCAGGGTGTGGACTACGTGCAGACGGCCGCCTTCGGGCTGATCATCACGTGGGACAAGTTATCGATCGCCATCGCGAAGGGTCTCAACGTCGTCCTCGGGGCGGTGACAAAACTGTCGAGCATCGCCTCCCTGGGCGCCTTCACGTTTTTTAACCCGGAACTGGCCGCCGACTTTCAGAAGGCCGGGGAGCTGGCGACCGCCGCGATCAAGGACCTCGCTGTCGGCATTGCCGGCGTCCAGGCTGACATCGAAAAAAACACCGCCACGAACATCAAGTGGGGCAATGCGATTCAGGGCGTCAAGGCCAGCGCCGACGCGCTCTCGAAAGAGCTCGACGCCTCGAAGGGCCACATCCTCGCGCTCGATGC